CAATAACCACCGTTCTAGCGGTGTGGTTTGCCAAAGATTCTGTGTGAAATAAGAACTGCTTGTCGTCAGCCGCCGCGCCACCAACATGAACGCTAACCCTGAACGTGCCTTGATTACTGCCAAAGTTGCAGACAACCAAAGAGCTAACGGTGGTTTGCGTAAGATCAGGCACGGTGTACAACGTTGTTGATGTTGTGGCTGATGGGTTTACTTGACCCAATACCTTAATAACATCAGTCATGAGGCACCCATTAACAAAAATTGAAATCGGCGCATTGCCAAAGATCCAGTCTTATCGCCTTGAGTCTTTGCAAGCTCTATATCATTTTCCAGCGTTTGAAAAGCAAACTCAATCGTTCTTCTTGTGGTAGCTTCGTTTTCTTGAGTATATTCAGAAGCAGGGACTGGTAGCGGTATCGTTCTTCTAGATGCCATTATCTTCTACCGTCCGGTTGCATATCAAATCTTAAGTCTCCAAGCCTCCATCCATAACCAGACCCGTTACTCTCAACCCTAACCACAGAATGTCTAGCTCTGTTACGAACAAAAGACTGAGTGCTTGTTGGTGTAACAACTGATGTTGATAATGTCGTTGCCGTCTCTAAAGGAAAGTCACTGCCTTTTATTATGATGTTTGCTTCAGCATCTGACTGATTACCATTAAATGTAAAGTCAGGAATTATTCTGCTCATAAACATAAAGTATTCGCCTTCGGACATTTCCAAATCTCCAGACTCTATGTATGCCGTTATGGCTTCACCATCTCCATCATACCCAACTTCTTGCTCGTAAAGGTAATTATTACCCCCGTCAATTGCAGTTGTTGCTAATGGATACTGCCTAGTTGTTCCTCCTGCCCAAGCTCCTCTTGACAGTGTTCCAACTGACCACAAATTTTCTTCATAATTATATGTGACGTAATTCGTTATTTCCGTATCAGCACTACCTACTGGATAAAACCATGTGACTTCGTTGTAATCATTATTTTCAGCAGCAAAAATCTTATAAGCTTGGTCTTGATTTAGGCTTGAAAAAACAAAGTCTTTAACGGAGCAAGGCAGCGGCTGAACGGCCCCGTTGTAAACATAAAAGTTTCTTCTGTCCATGAAGTAAACAGACCCTCTTGCATTCACAGCCGCATTAGGGGATATCATCGATACATCAGAACTAAGTCTAGTAAACTGAAAAATAAACGGAGCGCCAATAAATCTCATGGAGTGAAGGCTCACATCAGTCCATATAAGTATTTCCTGTCTTGTTTGAACAGCCCCAACAATTAACGATCCAGAGTTAATTCTTACACCGCCAGCAGAGTTAATTGCTGTGGGAGTCCAGTCTGCAACATTCTCTTGATCAGAAAACCTTACAAACAAAGGATCTATATTAGATGACCCGATAGGGTTTGTGCCAAAAGCTATTACATGCTGGTCTGTATCAGATACCATTACTTGTAAAGCAACTGTTGGAGCATTAGAAGCCCCGCCAAGACTGGTTATATTTACGCCTCTTGCTCCAGTACCACTAGATTCGTCCCAATAATAAATGCCACCGCCTCTAATATTGAACAATAAATCTTCACCGAAGTTATCTTGACTCCACAACCGAAGCTGTCCAGCAGAAGATACTGCGCTAGAGCTTCCCCAAGTGCCAGATCCCCAAGTGCTAGCGCCCCAGCCAGTGCCGCTGACAAAGGTGTTTAGGCCTGTATTTATTTGGTAAGCACCAATTGTGCTTGATCCGCCGTTTCCAGTATCACTAGAGTTTGCAGTTACTTCGTTACCGTCAGAATCTTTAGCGATTATTGTGTAAGTGTTTGTCGTTGGCACCGAGACAACTTGGTACTCTTGATTCAATACTGGCGCTGTTATGTTGCCACCTAATGTTGCAGCGTCTGAGTATGTTACAAAATCATTAACCACGGCTCCGTGTGCCGTGTCTGTAACAGTCAAAGTAGAAGACCCATCGACCGCTGCAAAGGTTACATCGCCAGCCGAAGTAGTCTCTCTGATTGGGGTAATGTCGTTAAATCCACTCCCCTCTGCAACATAGAACTTAAGGTTTGTACCGAGTCCTATGTACTTGATTGACTCCAAAGAAGCCCAGTCATGTATTGACCGACAAACTCCCAAGAAAAAATCCTCGGTAAACTTACGCCAGCCTCCTATTTTTTCTGGCCGACCTTTTCTAAACCTAACTTTGTCAGAGTCAAACCAGCCGGCATCTGCTGTATATTCAGTTCCTTCCTTATTAACACCCGGAGCAAACTGTATTTTGGTTAGCGCCATCTTTTATTCTCATCGATTGATATAGGATGAAAGTATATCGCTGTTAGGAAAAGCAGTTCGACCTCCACTGTTCATTCCTTTTCCTCCGCCTCCTCCGAATCCTCCTCCGAATCCTCCTCCGAATCCTCCTCCGAATCCTTCGCCCATAGATTGCTCATATGGGTTTTGTCCAGACGGTATTTGTTGATTAAAGCCTCCCGCATATCCGCCGCCTATCGGCTCTTGCATATTTGGAACGTCAGTCATATATGGAGGAACAAACGGCGGCGAGCCTCTCATAGAGCCGCCCTTTCCGCCGGGGTTGGTAGTCGTTCCGCCCCCGCCAGTCATAGGTGGGTTTTGATAATATCCGTCATCTACTCGGCCATCGTCTGATGGGCCTCCGGGTTGACCGCCGGGGTCATAAGGATTAGGGGAGTACGAAGGAGGTTGATAAGGAGAATAATGAGGATCTTGAAATCCGTAAATATTTTGAGGAACCCCTGCGCCTCCAAACCTATACGACATATCTTGAATTTGTCCGTAACCGAAAGGCGTTCTTGGCTGTTGATAACTAGATCTATTGCCTTTCCTGCCCGGACTGGGGAATCTTTCTCCCGGATAATTCGGAGAGCTAGGCGGCTGAGGATAATAACCTCCGGGTTGAGGCCTGTTCCTTTGACCCTTTCTTCCGGGAGAAGGAAACGGCATTGGAGAAGGCTGTGGAAATCTACCGGGAGGTCTTGGGAATCCAATCGGAGGTTGTGGCTGCGGGAATCTATTGCGTGGCGGTTGTGGAAACCTACTCGGAGGTTGCGGAAACCGACGATCAAAAGGGGGGCTAAACCCCACAGTCTCCTCACTGGCTGACGGCATTGGAGGAGGTTGCGGAAACCGACGATCAAAAGGGCCGCCATCACCGTATGGATCAAAGACTGTAAAATCCGGCTCCACAGCAGGAGTAGCAAACGGTGGTGGGCTTCTCGACGATAGATTTCGGCTATTAAAAAAATCACCAACCTGATTCCTGAGTTCTGGAGGTAACGCTGGACGCATTGTAGGTTCCGGAGGACGATCAGGGCCGAAGTTATAAATTGGACGTTGCTGATTACCTCCAAGCCTTCCAAACAAATCGCCTATTCTTTGCAGATCTTGTCTTCTGCGAGGAGGAGATCTTTTAATAGGAAGTTGACTTCTGTAATTGCTTCTTCCGCCATACGGAACGTCAAATGGAGTTTGGAGTATTTGACCAATTGGATACTGCGACATATTACCTCTCCTGATAGTTGCCAGAACTAATCATCTGACAAACTTCTAATGATCGGTCGCCTACTTGCTCTGCCCAGCGACTTCGATAAAACTCTTGTCCAGCTTCTTCGTAATTACCGTCAGCCATGTGCCCCAAGGCTTTAACAAACTTACGCAATTTGGTCTGACCAATATTAAACGACAGGTCTATCAAGGCTTCTTGACGCACACTATCTAGTTTTGAAAACCATTCGTACTCAATCATTAACTCTTCACGACACCGTTTTATGTCGTTACTTAACAAATAATCTATCTCGTCTTCAGAAAGGCCAAGCCCAGATTCTGATATATTTCTGCCAACGCCAATAGTTTCGTAGCCAGCAGAGCACATATAGACCTTATCTCTAACGCCTTCGTGTCTTTTCAACATTTGTATTAGTCTAATCATTAATCGTGCTTATGTGATGCGCCGTAGTAGAAACTGATAATAGATGAGACGATTCCACCCAAATACCCAAGGACAAGATTAACAATCCCGTCATCATTCGCAGCAGGGTCTTGAAGCGTGACCAATGCGATGTATCCACCAAAGAAAAATACACATGCAACCGCGATAAACTTCGGTGTCCAATCGCCTTTAAACGCTGCCCGAGCATGTTGTACATCTTCTGCTTCAAGTGCGAATACATCTACGTCTAACTTTTTCATCTGAACCTGAAAGTCTAGTTCAGCCTTCTTAATTTCTGCCAATTGCTCTGGGGTAGCCGCTTGTACTGCATTAGCAATACTTTTCTCGTCAGGCTTACAACCCAGCACACTAGCGATAGTTTGTGCCGCAGCACCACCTAGAGGCCCACCAAGAGCCTGACCAAGGGTAGGAGCTACCGCACCGATTAATCCTTTAATTGCTTCAAATTTCACAGCCTGCCCTCGTTCATTTAAAAACATTAACCCAAAAATATAAAGCGCCTATTGTTACTCCTACACATGAAAGCCCAATAAACCCAAAGAACATCACCTCTTTAAATAACTTCTCTCGCTGTCTTTGTTTTCTCTTTAGTGCATTTATCTTTTTATCATGAGCGATTTTTGAATCTTCGATACGCTGCATGATCTCTTTGTATTGTTGCGCTCCACCTTGCTGCATTAGCAGCGAATCTTTTAAAGCCTGATGAAAAGAAGCGGCTTGTCTTTTAGCCACTTGGAGCTTCATTGACTCGTCTAAAGTAAGCGGCTTAGTTGCCGCTTTTGAGTCTACATCCCTAATCTTTTCATCGAGATCAGAGTATTTGCTAATCAATCCAGCAAACGAACTGGCGTTAGAACCTGTCTCCTTTACCGTAGCTAACATCTCGTTCAGCCCCTTGAGGGCTGTCAAAATAGCAGCAATTTCGCCTACGCCAAACCCAAACATTTATCATAATTTCATTGTGTCAGAACCAATCCAACAATAGCTATTAACGAGGTAATCATAACGGGGTAGATACCCCAGATCATACGCTCTAGCTTATCGAAGCGTTGTGACCCAGAGTCTAATCGTTCTTTAATAGACTCATACCGCAAAGCGCACTCCCGTTCGTGTGTTTCGATCTTTTGTAACGCTTTGCTTGCATGAGTCTGAGCCATTATCCTGC